TTTGACATTGGTTATGAAGGTGATGGGCGTGTTCTAGCCCCCGGTGCAACTTATTCTTCGGCTAAAAAGTACCTTGACAAACTCATTGAAGATAATGCTGATCGCTTTGAAGAAGGTGCTGTTCCTGATCCGCAGATTCCTGAGCGTATGCCTGCTCAAAGTGCTGCGCGTCAAATGGAAAAGCTCATTCACGATCAGATTGACGAATCGAACGGCTCCAGTGAATTGCGTAATGCAATCTTTGAAGCCTCGTTGTTTGGTACCGGCATCATCAAAGGCCCCTTTAACTTTAATAAAACTCTTCACCGATGGGCTGAGGGGGAAGAAGGGCGTACTTACGATCCTTTGTTTGTCCGTGTACCTCGCATTGAATTCGTTTCCATCTGGGACTTTTTCCCTGATCCGAATGCCACGACAATCGAAGAATGTGAATATATTGTTCATCGACACAAGCTCAACCGCTCGCAACTCCGAGCTTTGGGCAAAATGCCTTACTTTAACAAAGATGAAATCCGAGAGTGCTTAAACCTAGGGCCCAACTACGTTGAACAAGACTACGAACTTGAACTCAAAGACGACCAACGAACCGATAGCATCGCATCCTCAAAGTTTGAAGTTCTTGAGTATTGGGGTGTCATGGATGCCGAGTATGCTCGTGAAGTTGGCATGGAAGTCCCTGAAGAAGTGGATGACTTGGACGAAATCCAAATTAATGCCTGGGTCTGCAACGGTCGGGTACTACGCTCTGTTGTTAACCCCTTTACACCTGCCCGGATTCCCTACAATGCATTCCCATACGAGAGAAATCCTTATTCGTTCTTTGGAATCGGCGTCGCAGAAAACATGAATGACAGCCAGCAAATTATGAATGGTCATGCCCGCATGGCTATTGATAATCTGGCTCTAAGCGGCTCCTTAGTATTTGATGTTGATGAAAGCATGTTGGCGGGTGGCCAGTCCATGGAAATCTACCCTGGCAAAGTGTTCCGGCGCCAAGCCGGTATGCCCGGACAAGCCATCCATGGCCTCAAGTTCCCGAACACTTCTCAAGAAAACATGATGATGTTTGACAAGTTCCGGCAACTTGCAGACGAACAGACGGGCATCCCGAGTTACTCTCATGGTATGACGGGCGTCCAAAGCATGACTCGTACTGCCTCTGGTATGTCTATGCTGTTGGGTGCAGCCTCCCTAAATATTAAGACTGTGGTTAAGAATCTGGATGATTTTCTGCTTAAGCCTCTTGGCCAAGCATATTTCCAATGGAACATGCAATTCTTTGAAGGCGACATCAACACTGAAGGCGATCTAGAAATTAAAGCACAGGGCACCAACAGCTTGATGCAAAAAGAAGTTCGGTCGCAAAGGTTGACTATGTTCCTACAGACCGCACAGAATCCGGCCATTGCACCGTTTGTTAAAATGAGTAAGTTGATTTCTGAACTTGCTTACAGTCTTGATCTTGATCCTGATGAAATCCTCAACGATCCTGAAGAGGCTGCAATCGCCGCACAAATTATAGGAATGCAAAATAATGTTGGACAAGCAACTAGCCCAGAAGCTCTCGCCGCTGGTCAACAACCCGGAGCTATGGGAGGCCCTGAAGGAGTTCCTGGCGTACCAACGGAACTTGGAGCTACAGGGACTGGTGGTGGCAACATCGGAACTGGAAGTGTACCGGCGCCAGGGGAAGGTGAATTCTCTGGACAACCTTCTTAAACTTAAAGACATTGTAAACGTGGCGCGTAAGGAATCTAACAATGGTTAAAGACATGGAAGGGGCGCTACTGGTTCCCGTAGAAATGCAAGGTGTCCCTGAAGATACCTACTCCAACATCCCCGAAGAAGATATGCAGGATGTTATGGATTCGCAGTTGCCCGACGACGAAATGGAAGATGATTTTGTCGAGTTTGTTTTGGGCGAAAGCCTTGAAGAATCCGAAATGGATTATTTGATGGATGCTCTTGAGGCTGATGATCGCCTAAGCATTATCTTCGACAAAGTAATCTTAGCCTCGTCAGAGTTTTCTGGCGCTGGCAAAGTAGAAGGCCCTGGAGATGGAACGTCCGACTCCATTCCCGCACGGCTTTCGGACGGTGAATTTGTATTCACCAAAAAAGCTACCGATCAAATTGGTGCCGATAATCTGCAAACTATGATGGATGACGCAGAGCGGGCCTATGATGGTGGTTTGATGCGTAAGGCTATTGGTGGTGTTGTTAACGACCCGACGCAAGATTCTGGTTCTCAAATGGGTGAAATGTCCGAAGAAGAACTCAAGAAACAGATGTTGGCCGCTAACCGCATGCCGAGCCTAATGACCCGATAAGGCCACGGAGTAATCCCCCCTTATCACTTAAAATTTAATTGACCTTGAGGCCACCTTGTAAGTTCAAGCCCTGTGTTAGAAACGCGACTAATACGGCTACCTTGAAGACAAAACAAGCCCCAAAAGGAGAGTGAATGATGACCGAAGTAGAGGAGCGTAAAGCTAATCCGTACAACGCCCGTAAAGAATGGCATACGCCTGACCGACCGGCACAAGCAAGTGCGGATTCCCTGTTCTTTGAAACCGAGGCCACTCAAGAAGAAGCTGAAGAAGCTTCTGAGACCCCTCAAACCAAACAAGAACAGCGACCACGCGCCAATTATAAGAAGCGATACGACGATCTCAAAAAGCATTACGACGATAAGATTGCTGAATTTAAACAACGCGAACAGGAACTTCTAGCTCAAGCGCAATCGGCACAACCTCAATACCAGCCGCCTCGCAGCGCCGAAGACCTAGCAGAGTTTAAATCCAAATATCCTGACTTGTATGAAACGGTGGAAACCGTAGCGCACATGCGCAGCCAAGAGCAAGTGAACGCCCTTCAACAAAAGCTCCAAGCAATTGAAGCGCGTGAATCAGAACTTGCACGACGCGATGCAGAAGCAAAGCTACGCGACCGCCACCCGGATTTTGAGGACATTCGCGGCGACGAAAGGTTTCATGGATGGGCCAAAGAACAACCTGAAGAAATTCAGCGTTGGATTTATAACAACCCAGACAATGTTACCCTTGCAAGCCGTGCTATCGATCTTTATAAGATGGAGAATGGTCTAAACATTAATGCTCCGAAGCCTAAGTCGAATCGTTCACAATCTGCCAAGTCTTCTGCTGCAGATTTTGTTTCGACTAAAACTACGAACGTTGATGCAAAACAACAGAAGGTTTGGACCCAGCGGGAAATTGCTGCTCTGTCCATTGACGATTACGATAAGTATGAGCAAGAGATTGATCTTGCTATTCGTGAAGGCAGGGTGGCTCCTTAACACACCTTTTGTCTTTATTTTTAGGAGTCTATCATGGCTTATAACGTTTCTGACCAATACTTTGAACCGGCTACCGATACCGATGCGAACTTTGCAAACTCGGTCTCGGGTCAGACCAACTCTTTCTTCCTGCCTGCCGTTTACAGCAAGAAGGTTCTTAACTTCTTCCGTAAGGCATCCGTTGCTGAAGCAATCACCAACACGGACTATGCAGGGGAAATCACGGCTTTCGGTGACAGCGTTCGCATCATCAAAGAGCCGACGATCACCGTGTACCAGTACGAGCGTGGCCAAGACGTAACCCAGACCAAGCTCACCGACCAAGAGATCACTCTGGTTGTTGACACGGCAAACGCCTTCAAGTTCATCGTGGACGACATCGAAACCTCCATGTCCCATGTGAACTTCAAGGAAGTGGCTTCTAGCTCCGCTGCTTACGCTCTGCGTGATGCATTCGACGCTGGCGTCATTGCCAAGATGCAGTCTGGTCTTGCGGCTTCTGCTCCCGACCACACCCTGGGTGCTGACAGCGCTACGGCTCTGGCCTCCGGTGCCTACGACGGCGCTGGCGCTATCGACCTGGGCGTTGGTGAAACCGACCCGCTGGATGTCCTTGCCCGCATGGCTCGCCTCCTCGACGCACAGAACGTGCCGGAAGAAGGTCGCTGGGTTGTTGCTTCCCCGGACTTCTACGAGCAGCTTTCGCAAAGCTCCTCCAAGCTCCTGTCCGTGGACTACAACGCTGGTCAAGGCTCCATCCGCAACGGTCTCGTTAGCTCCGGCAAGCTCCGTGGCTTCAGCATGTACAAGTCCAACAACCTGCCTGCTACCAGCAACGCAACGGGCTTCCTCATGGCTGGTCACATCAGCGCCGTGGCTACGGCTCAGACCATCACCAGCACCGAAGTCATCCGCGATCCGTCCAGCTTTGGCGACATCGTGCGTGGCCTTCATGTGTACGGTGCCAAGGTGCTTCGGCCCGAGGCTCTGATCGGTGGTTACTACGTCATCGACTAAAAACTAGCACTAGTTCTCTGGGGGCTTAACGGCCCCCGGAGTTTTAAGTAGAGGTAATTATGCTAGTAGGAACTCCAAACAAACCGTTTAGACTTAAGGTCCGAGATAAGCAAGTAGGCAAACCGCCTCGTGGTGATGCCGAAAAGTATGCTGAAGGCTGGGACCGAATCTTTGGAGCTAAAAAAGATGATGTACAAAAATAAAAAGAAAGGCATGATGTGTGGTGGCAAAGCCCACCGTGCCAAGAAAGCTATGGGCGGCATGATGAAAGGCTCGCAGCCCGAATACAAAGAAGTTATGCCCAAGTGCATGCCTAACTAGAGATCATTATGGCCGCTACCTATCTGCAACTAACCAATGAATTGCTTCGGGAGTTGAACGAAGTCTCGTTGACTTCTGCAACTTTTACGGGCGCCATTGGCATTCAACAACACGTTAAGGACTGCGTTAATCGCGCTTACCTTGACATTGTTAACGAAGAGCCTCAGTGGCCCTTTTTGGCCGTTGCAGCTAGCGGCGATACCGATCCTTATTATGGTAATGTTTACGTTGAAACTACGGCTGGTACCCGCTGGTATACCCTTAAGACTGGTTCCACGAGCCTTGTAGATGACTATGGCTACGTTGATTGGGACAATTTTTATATTACTACCATTGGTGTAAGTGGGGCATCAGAACCCTACACCAGCCGTAATCTACGCTACATTACCATTGAAGAATTCAAAGACTTCCATAGGGCAGAAGAAAACAACGACGACGCAACCTCTCAGAACTGGGGTGAGCCGCGACGAGTCTTCAAAAGCCCCGATAACCGTAAGTTTGGTTTGAGTCCCATTCCCGACGATACCTATCGGGTGTGGTTCTATGCTTATAATCTTCCGACTGAACTTAGTGCTTATTCTGACCAAACGGTTATTCCAAATATTTATAAGCCGGTGCTGCTTGCACGGGCCCGTTACTACATTCATCAATTTAAAGAAAACTCTCAGGCGGCTGCTTTTGCCCTTGAGGACTATCGGCGCGGCATGCGATTAATGAAATCAAACTTGATGGAACCGGCGCCTGATTACATGAAGGATGACCGAGTAAGGTTTGTTTAATGTCACAACCTTTTGGTATTTCATGCAAGGGTGGACTAAACACTAATCTCAACGAAC